GGAAGAGACAGTCTATTAAGACTGTTCCATTTTGGCTCCAGTCGTCGGCGCTAACGGACGCTGGCGAGATACAGTAAGGGGGGAGTAGATACATATATTTGCTCCTCCAATTGTATGGAGGGTATATGTATGTTGAAGCTCAGCAACTCGAGAAGAGGTCGGCCACCATATGGAATGATGATATTGCTCATTCTGTACAGTGGTTTGATCCTGTTGGCGCACCTGTCCCTTACGTACTCTCATCTTCTGATAAGATAGAGAGTACTGAAAGGAGACTGTACGTTGGATGGGATCAAAAAGACTTTTACAGACGTCGTAAGAAGGGTGAGTTACTTCCGATGACACCTTGGAAGCAATACGAATGTATTGGTTCTTCCACAGGTAGTTATTCGTTTGTAACTTCCGCCGGGTCCAAATATTGGTACGTCGGCAATTTCCCTTGTTACGAGCATTGGATCCTTACTGAAGAAGATATGCTAGAGATGGCTCCATCAGATTATTCTGAATATCTGACTGAAGCTGCCGCTAGAATCTATTCAAAAGGATTCGATGCATTAACTTTCATGGCTGAGTTTGCCAGTCTTAAACACCAGTTCACTGACTTAGCTAAGAAGCTAAGACATGTGAACCTTCCGCCTCCCTCTTCAAAGACTTTCAAGAGGGATTGGAAGAAGTTTAATTCTGAATGGTTATCTTTACGTTATGGTTGGAGACCACTTCTTTATGACATAACTGGCATAAATGAAGCGATCAAAAACTTTAACAAAAAGAAAACCAGGTATTCTCAATACGCCGGTACTAAAAACACCGACGTTCTCCATGAAACTCCTTACAACCAGTGGTCCTATTTTAAGGTCCAACATGTCATCACCACTACGGTGACTGTGGCTGTAAGGGGGTCTGTAACAGCGGATATAGAGATCCCTACTTTTCAATTCAATCCTTTACAAACTGGCTGGGAAATTATCCCTTTCAGTTTTGTTTTGGATTGGTTTTTAAATGTAGGTAATACTCTAGCCGCTATCTCTTTTGCTTGTAGAGAGAAACGATACACGGCTGCTAAAAGCGTTTATATCACCGCCGAACGAGTGTATGAAGCCTATTCATATGACTTCACTCCCTCCTTCGGTTCTGGTGATGGCTTTGTGCAGTCGGGTAGTTCTTCTGCAAGCCTCAAGTTGAGAACTCCTTGCCGTATTCCTTATCATCCGTCATTCGTCTTGAAAATGAACAACCTGAAGGTCTTAGACCTTATGGCGCTCATCTTTCAAAGACTAAACTAGGAGGTTTTAGAATGGCAGCAATGACTACTGTCCTCACTGAGTTCTCACAAAATGGGAACTCGCGCACGTCCACCACTTCCGGCCATACAGCTGTACAGCCGAAATTGGTTATTGAAAAACGGCGTGTCCCGGATGGAAACCAGCAAATGGCTGAATACAGTTGCAAGGTAATTCATGCAACTACAGACGCCGATTCGCTGGTTCTCAGCCAAAAGGTCTCTTTTGAGGCTGTGATTCGGTATCCGATACTAGGTGATAGTTCGGATATTGCTGCGGCCTTAGTCATCTTCCGTGATATTATCGCGGGTGATGAATTTGGTAACAGCGTCGATACACAGGAATGGTTGTAATGATTACGTTAGCTCGGAAGGAGGCTCTGAGATATATGGCAATAACCGCCAAATACTTAGCGGAGATTTGTCATGTTCTCTTCCTTCTTTTCCGGACGCGTAATCGTTAAACAACTATTTACTCAAAAGGAGGATTCCATAATGGAACCTAAAGATTTAGTATATGACATTTGTCGATACTATATCCAAGACCAGACTGAGGTAGAACAGTCGCTTATTAACCTGACGAGTGGATTTCTCCGCTCTAGGGATATTAAGCAACTTTCTACTTGTTCCCGTCACTTTGACAAGCATTGTCATACTGTCAACGACTGGAGATTCCTTAGGCAAATTGAAGCATTCTTTAAAAAGAATGCTTTATTTGCGCATCGCGAGACTTGTTTTCTGGCCGCTCAGAGTTCGTTCCATCAGAACGAAGAGCGGTGTTCAGAAACAAATCTCAGGTTAAAACCATACGTTGAAGGTACATGTCGATTAGACATTAATACCTCAGGTAAGGTTTTTAAGATGCAACAGTACATTCGTACTGTCCTTGGAGACTTCAGTTGCTTTCTAGATGATATGCAAAATCTAGTGAGGGTGACACCGGGAGCGACAGCACAATCCTCTAGGAGGAATAGTCTTCCTCAGTTAAAACTGAGATTGAAACTCTTCTGTACTACAAGAGCTTCAAAGTACGTTCGTTCTCTTTTCCATTTGTTTGGATTCGAAAACGTCCGTACGAAGATGACCTCCTCTAACAGGATTGAGCTAGTACCGAAGAATTGGAAGACAGATCGAACGATCGCTTGCGAGCCCGAGGGTAATTTACCTCTTCAGCTTGCATTTGATACGTATGTTAAACGCAAACTTAAACGGTTTAACATCGATCTGCGCGACCAATCTGCGAACCAGAGAAAAGCCAAACACGCTTCTATCTACAATGATTTTGTCACTGTAGACTTTAGCGCTGCATCTGACACAATTAGTTATAACACAGTCGCGTTATTACTTCCAACGGACTGGTTTAACTTTTTGTGTGATGTTCGCTCCCCTTTATATCGGGGAGTGTTTGGTCAAGGCACATACTCTAAGTTTTCCAGTATGGGAAACGGGAGTACTTTCTGCCTTGAAACTCTGATCTTCGCTGCGGCGTGTTATGCTTGTGGTTCTCGTAATTTTCTTGTCTATGGTGACGATGTCATCATAGAGTCGAAATATTATGAGGACTACATTAAGCTAACACAATTCCTTGGATTTTCCATTAATGTAGACAAATCCTTTCATGACGGTCCCTTTCGGGAATCATGTGGAGGCGACTACTTTAATGGAATTGACGTGACTCCTGTCTATATTAGGGGGCTAGATGAGCGTAAAGCTCTTCTATGTCACCTAGTAAATAGTCTAGGAAGTCTTACTTTCCCGGGATCTAGATTAGGTAAATATATATTTGGTTTAATCCCCAAATATAAATTACCACTAGTTCCCTTTAATGAAAGTACGCTTTCTGGGGTCTGGATTGACCCTTCGAAAGCCCGTCGCCTTGGAATTCTGAGTAACAGAACGATTCATAAGAATTCCCCTTGTCTTAATTACTTTAAATCTTATGTTCCAAAATATAAGATGAAAAGTTTTAAAGACGTAAGAGGGTATTATCTTTGGTTTTTAAACAAGAACTATCAAGTTCGGTTTAATCAACCTTGGATAATAGATTCTTATAAATCTACTCCTACTCAGACCTCATCGGTACCCATCTTTCAACACGGATACGTGCGAAAGTGGGTCTGTTGGCGAGAGCCAACAGAGGCTATGCCCGACCACATATTGTGGTTGGAAAATACTACCCCCGGCCCGAAAGGGCCCGGGGTAAAGTAGGCATAGGGGACTCCTAGC